AGCCAGCAATTAGCAAAAGAGTTGAGACTTTCTGTGCCTTCCATGCCACTAGGATCTCCGATGCCGCGCAAGTAGGCAGAATTTCGAATGATCATGGCAGAATGAACCATCATGTAAAGATAGGCGTAGCGATGAGGACTTACTTCTGAGTACCATTCATCAGCCACGCGACCGAAGTCTTTGGCAAGGAACCAAGCAACGATGGTTTCAAACTTTTTATAGTCGATGTCGGTGTAGTGATCGCCGAATTTGAACAATTCTCGAAAGACGTAATCCCAGTCGGGTGAAGATATATCGAGGCCACTTATTGAAGGGCAAAAACGTGCGTGCTCATGTAGATGATCTATGTAAGCAGCAAAGTGCCGCATTCCATATATGAGAACGTGTATTGGACTGATTTGAAACGTGCGTGAATCGGCAGTCTCTATCTTTGACAACTTGAGGGTTTCGTCTTTGATGCATGGTGTTAGGACAACAGTTGGTATGTTGCCTTTTTCAACTTCTTGTTCAATTTTAGTGACCATATCGATGAGGTGCTGTTTAAGATGCCAGACGCCATAAGAATCTTGGTAGAGCAGATGTTTGCGTTGTGTTCGCCAGCCGAAACCGACGGATTTGTCTTTTTCAAGTTTCATGGCAATCTGATCCCAGGTTAGTACCTGTGGTTGGACAAGTTGTGGTTTGAATTTGAATTTTCGACGAATTGATTGATAGGCAAAATCAGCCACTTCCGGTGAAAAGGGAATGACTTGTGTTCCATATTTCTTCTCAATTTTTGATACCAGCTCAGGTGATTTGACAGAAATTCCAACACGACAGGGATAATCTTCCAGAGCGTTGTAAAATGGAGTTTTCTTGAGTTGCGTCTTAACAGGAACACCAGGTGCAGGTTGGATAGTACCAAGCATGCCAAAATTGCCTTCAGGTATGGGAACGATAGCAGGCTCAAAGCGGCCTTCGCCAATAATGCCGGTCGAAAACGTTTGGCCAAGAGTAAGGACGCTGACTTTGTCAGTGGCTAGTTCTTTCATCTCATCCTTATAAAGAAGCAAAGCATAAGACTTGCCATAAGCGTCACCAGCTGATCCGGCACAATGTATACCAAAGATCTTCATAGCTCCGTCAACGAACCCAATGATGGGGGAACCACAATCGCCTTTCTGTGAATATCCAGTGTAAACAAGGACATCGCGTAGACTGGTTTTCGTGGTATCAGGGTTATAGTAGTAGAGTTTATCGTTGACGTGTGATGCTTGGCCAGGAGTCATGGAGAGGCCTTCTTTATGTTTCAAGCTGACACGAACAATGGCTTTGTCGTTGCCAATAGAAGTTAAAGGCTTATCAAGGAACATACCAGCGACTTTACGCACACCGTACATCTGGCGACTAATTTTATACACAATTAGGTCGCTGTTCTTACCATACTTGCCATAGCCAACCTTAGCAGGATCAAAGACCTCGGAATATGACATGAGGTTCATCTCAGTTCGTATTTGGACGTCGAAATGTGTCCAGATAGGCTCATCACCATTAAAGAAGGCGTGGCGTGTTGCGACAAATGTAGAGGCGTCAATGAAGAAAGCAGTGGTGGTAGAAGTGTCAGGAAATTGTACTATCGCACAATTCCGGCCAACGATGTCTAGAAACTGTTCATCATTAGCAGACATATGTTCAAAGGATTCAGCTTGACCAACGACGTGGGTCTTTCCATAAACAGTCTTCAAGGTTTGGTTCTTCAAGGCCCTATCACGATTACTGGCGTATTGCGCTTCAGCATCGACTTTTTGACCAAATAGAGTCTTATGTAATAAATAAAAGGCTGTAGCGGCTACACTAATGACAGATGCGCCAATAATGAAACCACTACCGACCTTGAACCATAATGACTGTTTGGCATCCAGTTTGGGTGGAGCTGGTACTTCAATCTTGAAATCTTCATTGTCAGTGGTCAGGAATTTGCGCAAAAAAGCGTTTTCTTCAGTTTTTATATCAATATAGTTTTGGCTATGTTTGATAAACACTCTGCGCAAAAATTGGAGCAGGCGGTGGTATGAACAAGCATTGCCAATAGCCATCTGATCACGGATGTCTTGATAATCGTTGCAAGGACTGGCATCACCAGCTGCGTTGGCAGGATATTTGCCTATAAACCTGAATTTCAGGTGAGCGAATTGCGCTTTCTCCTCTGGTGTTGCATGTTGTTCAAAAAGACGCATTAATTGTGCGCGTTCAGCAGGTGTGTCAGCTCGTTGGTTTGGTTTAGGAGTGTCACGCTCGCTGACCGGTCTGAAAACGTCAGCGTCGCAGTCTATCATGACTCGAATAACAAGGTCACGACGGCGATAAAGAGCGCCGATATCACCTTCCCAATTAGCAGGCCGAGCGGGATAGTTGAAATTAGAACAAGCTACTGTGGCAGCAAAGAATTTCTCTTGATCTTTATTATCAATGCTAGCTCCGACGGGCTTGAAAGTACCGTCGGCGAGAGCCATATAATCACGCATTTGTTGGCGGATGATCTCATTATCCGTGCCAGCGAACTCTTGGAAGAAAACAACTGACGCATTGCGAATGTTCTCCCAATATGCATCATTGCTAGGGCAATACACATCATTAGGAGCTTCTTTGCCAGCATTGATGGAAGCGAACATGGTAGCAATCAAAGAACCAACACGAGTCTTACCAATGCCAGGATAACCTGACAAATAAACATTAAATGGTTTTTGACCACGAATGAAGCCTTGATATTTGGCTTTCAGATCTTGATAGTTCTTCTTCCATTTGTCAAATTGACTATACGCATGGCCTACCCAGCTTTCACCAGTACGGCAGCGCAACATCACTTTGACTTCTTCCAACGCCTGACCAAGGGCTTTTAAGCCTTCTGCTGTTGCTTTCTTTTCGTTCTCATCAAGCAACTTTTCAATCGCGCTCGAACGTGAAATCCAGCCACTGTTGACCATAAGGAGATGGACAAAAGCTTCAGGACAATATTTAGCAATGACCATTTGCGCGCTATATGGTATTAAAGACAGCAAGATACGGAAAAGATCTTTCATGCCACGAATAGCACCACCAAAGGCAGCTAGGTCACGAGCCATATGGACATATTGAAAATCCAAGGCAGTAGCGACAAATTCGCTATAGCATTTATAAATTTTGGAAGTAGAACGACCTGATGGTCCTTCAGCGACACCATTGTGTATACGCGATGGTGATGGTTCACGGCTTGATGTTGACTCGAATGTATCGCTATCTGATTCGACCCCAAATATACTAACGTAGTTGTTGTCATCATCCTCATATTTGTCAGAAATATTGATAACGCGATCGACACCGGCAACGTACTTAGCGCCATCGAAGAATTTTCGGTGCTTTATCTTTGAACGGAGTCTCTCCATTCTTTTACGTTCCTCTTCATGGGCTACTTGAACAGCGCGACGAGCGTCGCGAGCCTCATATGATGGATGAACAGGAGGAACAGGAGCCTCATCGAAAAAGCTATGTTTTAGGATAGCACTCTTGACGGCAAATAAACCTTCACCACGTTTGGCGCATTCCGTTAAACTTTTGAGCATATGGTCAAGGAGCGAAAGAACAACAACGTCAGGATATTCTCCAGAATCACGGACGTGATCTGCAACGTCATAAAGTTCTTTGTAATCTGGCGCATCAAGGATCATGTTAAGCAGTATGTGACGTCGTTGGACAGTCTTTGGGTCTTCCGCAGGATGAACCAACCGATGCTGTTTATTCATGTGGTAGTCGTCTAAGGCTCGAATGTTCTTTGTAGAGTAGCGAGGGTTGCGGAGAGCCTGAACACGATTATTATCAGTGTTGCTCTTATCGTCAAAGACTGAATCGAAGAAACGTTGAGCTGAGGCCACAAGGTCCACTGCCATTGTTGATGACACAAAAGCACCCAAAAGGACTGCTATTGCGACACCAAGCAATGCTTTGATAAGATTGTTCTGCACTATATGCGTAAATATTGAACCGACAGCAGCCAAAACGAGCGTTAAGATCATGACCATAACCATTTTCCAATTCTGTTTCATAAACTCCTTTACTTCAATAAAAGCACTTTTGATAGACAAGAAGATAGACATAACTGAGTTGGTAACATCAGCTAGAGTGGTAATGCTTTTTAAAGCGGAACTCATGGTACCTAATGCGGCACCTTCACCTTGGATAGGCAAATTCATCTCGCAAAGCCGGGTGTAGACCTCTTGGATGAGCAAGAGTAGGAAGCGTTCTTCTTCTTCAGGGTGAATAAAAGAGTTTTCTTCGAATTTCTCACCATGAGCGGTCTCACCAGTATCACATGAATAGACGACACTATCAGCTAGATTTCGCAAGGCAGTGACGAAACCTTTCAGGTCCAATTCACGATGTTGAAAATTGGTTGCTTGATCTTCATAAAAGCCATCAATAGAAAAACCTGGTCGGTAAGGACATTCCATGTAGGCTCGACCCCAATCATCGGTGATGAATTTGAAATCATAAGGTTCATCGCGGTATGGGCAAAAACCACATGGCAAGCCACGGTGGGCAGGACAATAAATAGCTTCAAGTTCGCGAAACCAAGGTTCCGAACGCATTTCCAAATAAGGCACCATAAGAAGTGCTTGTTTGCAAGGAACCTGCGGTTTAACGTAGTTATTTCGGGGATTCCTGTCAAAACCAACCGTAACGATAGCAGGATCGTATGGAATAGGATGACGCGTTGGTCGAATGAAATCTTCTGCACTGCATTCAGATGCTAACCATCCATATGGTGCTTCAGGATCTTTGACACCAATTGGATTTTCCAACTGATATTTTTGCCACATTTGGCGGTAAGGTGAGCCCCAAAATAATTTGAGACCCGCCAAATCCTGTAGATGCCAGTAGCAGTTGACGTGGTAGAAGTTTGGCGTGTAAGACCAAGGTATATAGCGGTCGCCAATGCCAAACTTAGGCGGAGGTTGCCAGAAATTTTTAGGCCCGTTATCAAGAAAATCTTGTAATTGTTGGCGATTGAGAGCTCTATAGGCCAAATTTTGTAGGTTGTAAGTGGAACGCCGGCTAGCATGTAAAATATCATCTAGAAGTTTCCAGAGATTAAGCTGTTCGGGCTGCATATCTTCATATCTGCAGAATTCACCCGCCTCAGCCTGAACGACATTCATAAGCTTACCAGCACTCCAAAGAACAATTCCATGTAGAACAAGTGAACTAGGCTCAAAAAGCCATTTTTGCTGTTCACGCAGTTGTAAAACGCGTTCGCGCAGTTTGGACGCACGACACTGTAGGATTCTATGGAGTTTAGGAAACTCCCGAGATCGATAACGCACTGCACCCAGATCGTAATAAGCAGTCGCATATCTACGAAACGCAGAATCGATTTTCTTTCGAAAATCTGAACCACAAGGTGTTAGTAGTTCTTGAACGTAAAATGTAAATGAGGCTGATTGTAAGCCGGGTGGCACAGTAATGTAACGGTCTTCAATACTTTTTGTTGCCATGAAACGAATGATGTTACAAGGTTCTTCCGAGAAAAGAGAAAAAGTTTTTGTATCCATGTCCATTGTCGTCGTGCAACTTCCCTGAACACACGGGGCGCATAAGTGACTAGGGGACCACCATTAAATTTGAGAGTTTCTGTCCTTTAATACATGGAGGAGGGATAGTCCACACTCAAGGTCCGTTATGAGTGCTTTCTACCGCACCATATAGGGGAGGTCTCTCGCATAAAACAGTGAGCCAGGCCAGTGGGGTACTACCGTCAACAGGCTCTTCATCACTTACCGAATTCCCATGCCTTCTCCTAACCTAAGATATTCAACATAATGAAGATAGTGAGGTTTTCATACGCTTGGTAATCCAAAGCGCGGAGAGAATTTCTAAGTCTCCAACCAAT